GATATTACCATGGACATCCAGCGGATTAAGTCTGTGGTCATGCGCAACACGCTGGACAGCCTCGCCATGTCCATTCACCCTCGCGTGGCGGTGACTGAGGGGCAGGTCAACATCGAAGACGTGATGAACACCGAGACGGGGGCCATCATTCGCCAGCGTTCGCCGGGTCAGGTGCAGCCGCTGGCAATGCCGTTCGTCGGCAAAGAGGCCTTTCCGGTGCTGGCCTACATGGACGACACACGCCAGACCCGCACGGGGATCAGCAAGGCCGCAGCAGGGCTTGATGCTGATGCGCTGCAATCCTCGACGGCCAGCGCGGTTAACGCCACTGTGACGGCGGCACAACAGCACATTGAGATGATTGCGCGCATTTTTGCGGAAACGGGCATGCGGTCGCTGTTCCGTGGCATGTTGCGGCTGATCTGCCAGCATCAGGACACGTCCCGCATGGTGCGTCTGACCAATGAATTTGTGCAGATCGATCCCCGCGCTTGGGATGCGGCAATGGACGCGACAGCAACAATTGCACTGGGCCGAGGGTCTGATGGCGAACGCATGATGATGCTGCGCCAGATCGGGGAAATGCAGAAAGAGGCTTTGGCAACACTGGGGCCGATCAACCCGCTGACCGACTTGCAGCGGCTCTATAACACGCTGTCGGAAATGACTTCGATGGCCGGGTTTAAGGACACGTCGCGTTTCTGGACGGACCCGGCGCAGTTCCAGCCGCCTCCCCCACAACCGGAAAAACCGGACGTGAACGAGCAACTCATTCAAGCCCAGATCATGCAAATCCAAGCGGATATGCAGATGAAGACCGCCGATGTCCAACTGAAGCGCGAAAACGCAATGCGCGACGACGACCGCAAGCGCGACGAGATGGAGATTGATGTTTACATGAAAGCGGCGGAACTTGAGGCCAAATATGGGGCGCAGCTTAGCGCCGAGCAGATCAAGAAGTCGGCGGCTATCGCCAAAGAGGTGATGAAGGCGCAGGCTGACATTGTGAAGGAGAATATGCGTGGCCCGGAAAACCAAGGCGGAAATTCTGGCAATAGCCCGAGAGGCGAAACGGCTCCTCGATGACGAGGCGCTGACGGAAATCTTGGATGAGTTGCAGCAGGAAATTTGGGATCAATTCCGATCTTGCGCAATGGGTGACGTGGACGACGTTATGAGGGTGCAGGCGGAACAACATGGTCTTGAGTCACTGCGCCGCCGCCTGCGCATCCTGGTGGACGCCGGGGTGATTGCAGAAAAGAGCGAAAAGTGACACAATAGGAGCAAGCAGCAATGGCAGATAACGCAGCGCGCGACCTGCAAGCGGCACAAGAAGCAGTCAAAGCCATGATGACCCCCCTTGAGGATACGGCATCGGGCGATGAAGCGCCGGTTGAGAATGTGCAATTCGAGACCGAAGGCGAGATTGAGGTGGAAGCCGAGATCGAGCCGACCGAGGACGCCGAAGACGGTGCCGAGGAAGAGACGGATGAACAACCCGATCTATACACCGTAAAAGTAAACGGCGAAGAGATCGAGGTCACGTTTGACGAGCTTCTGTCGGGCTATTCGCGCCAATCGGATTACACGCGCAAATCTCAAGACCTAGCTGAACAGCGCAAGCTGGTGCAGCAAATGGAGCAAGAGATTGCAGCGGAGCGCCAGCAGTATTCGCAACTCTTGCCTGCAATGAAGCAGCAGCTAGAGCAGCAAATGCAAGCGGAGCCAGATTGGGACAAACTTTACGAAAAGAACCCAATTGAAGCGACGAGGCTGGAGCGGGAATGGCGTAAAGCCAAAGAGCAGCGGCAGGCTCAAATTCAAGCCGTTGAAGCTGAACAACAGCGTATGACGCAAATTCAGCAGAGACAGCTTAACGAGCAACGTCAGAAGCAGCTACAGGCGGAGCAAGAGCGGCTACAATCGCTTATCCCCGACTGGAAAAAACCCGAAGTGGCTCAGAAAGAGGCTGCTGAAATTCGGGATTTCCTGATCGGCAAAGGCTTCGCGGAAGAGGATGTAAACAACATCACTCATGCCGGTGTGGTCGCTTTGGCACGGAACGCCATGCTTTTTGAGCGCGGTCAGCGCAAGATTTCTGAGGCCAAGTCGGGCAACCGGCAACAGGGGCCAAAGACAATCCGAGCGGGATCAAAAGGAACGCAGCCCCAGAAACGCTCTGCAGTGAAAGAGGCGCAGACCCGCCTACGTCAAACTGGTCGTGTCAATGACGCGGCTGCTGTCATCAAATCACTTCTGTGAGGCTAGAAAATGGCTATCGTTACCAACACCTTCACCAGCTATGATGCCAAGGGCATCCGTGAAGAACTCTCCAACGTCATCTCGAATATCTCGCCCGAAGAGACCCCGTTCCAGTCGAACGTGGGTTCTGAAAGCGTGTCGAACACCTTCTTCGAGTGGCAAACCGACTCTCTGGCATCGACCTCGACCACTGCCGTCATCAATGGCGATGACGTGTCTTCGTTTGATGCGACCTCCGCGACGACCCGCCTGGGTAACTATACCCACATCCGTCGCCGCACCTATGTCATCGCTGACAACCTCGGCGCTGTTGACAAGGCCGGTCGCGCTGATGAAGTCGCTTACCAAGTCGCCAAGCGCGGCAAGGAACTGAAGCGCGATATCGAGGCCGTCCTGCTGGACAACAACGCCCGCGTTGCTGGCAACACCTCCACCGCCCCTGAGACCGCTGGTCTGGGCGCATGGATTGCCACCAACGACAGCGTTGGCTCTGGCGGCGCGGCCCCGACCGGCGACGGCACCGATGCCCGCACCGACGGCACTCAGCGCGCCTTTACCGAGGCGATGCTGAAGGACGTGATGCAGCAGACCTGGACCTCGGGCGGCAACCCGTCGATCCTGATGGTTGGTGCGTTCAACAAGCAGGCGGTTTCGGCCTTCACCGGCATCGCTGCCCAGCGCTATCAGGCACCGTCCGACAGCCCGACCACGATCATCGGTGCAGCCGATGTTTACATGTCGGACTTCGGCACCCTGCAAGTGGTTCCCAACCGCTTCCAGCGCGCCCGTGATGCTTGGGTTCTTGATCCCGAGTATGCGTCGGTCTGCTACCTGCGCCCGATCCAGCGCGTCGAACTGGCGAAAACCGGTGACGCCGAAAAGGGTATGCTGATTGGCGAGTTCGGCCTGAAGGTCATGAACGAGGCTGCGCATGGTGTCGTAGCCGACCTTACGACCTCCTAATGATAACAATGGGGCGGCTTCGGTCGCCCCATTACCCATGAGGCTGGCATGACCAAGCGACTGTTTGACGAAGACCCTGTAACCGGCATTCGCCGGTATTGGCATGTGAAGGCTAACGGCGAGTATGTCATCGAGACCGAGCAGAAACTTGACCTCGACGCCAGCAACGCGCGCCATCGCAACATGACCGACAAGCGCACGAAATGGGGCGACATGAGCCGGGTCGCATCTATTCCGTTGAGCGTGTATTATGACCTCAAGCGGCGCGGCATCGCTGACGATCCCGTTGCGCTCAAGAAATGGCTGAATGACGGGGACAACCGGGTGTTCAGGACGCGCGAAGGGACAGTCTGATGGCCATCACGACCTACAGCGAGTTGCAGTCGGCCATAGCTGATTGGCTTATACGCACTGACCTGACCTCAGTCATCCCGTCGTTCATTGCCTTGGCTGAGGCCAAGTTCAACCGGCGGATTCGGGATTACCGGATGGTTTCGCGTGCGACCCTTACGATTGACGCAGAATATGAAGACGTGCCGACCGATTGGCTGGAAAACATCCGCTTCCAGCTTGAAACGTCTCCGATCACAACGCTGGAGTATGTGACGCCGGATCAAGCAGCCGAGGAAAAAAGGCTTGCTGGCAGCGGCAATGCGCGGCCTCAGTTCTTTTCCATGATAGGCAATCAATTTCAAATCATTCCGTCGCCTGACACGTCTTACAGCGGAACGCTAACATATTATGCAAAAATCCCGGCTCTGTCGGATAGCAACACGACAAACTGGCTCCTAACCAACTCGCCCGACGTGTATCTCTACGGAGCGCTTCTTGAGGCGGCACCTTATCTTGACGACGACAGCAAGCTCCAAGTTTGGGGAAGTTTGCTGGAACAATCGCTTAATGCGCTGCAAATCGAGTCTGATCGTGCTAAGGTCGGCTCATCTTCAATAAGGATGCGGGCCAAGCCTATGGCCTGATCATCCTGCCACAGCCTAAATGAATGGGGTAAAGCATGGCACAGAACACGACAAAGATTATCCCGGCAAAGACTTGGACGCAGCTGACCGATGCGGACGTGACAACGATCACGTTCCAGAACACGAGCGGCTTTTACGTGCTTGTCGCCGGTACGGCGGGCGCAACGGCTCCGACCGATGACGCTGGTGCCATCCGATACAATCCGGGCCAAGGCGAGTTGAACACGGCACTGTCTGACCTGTTCCCTGGCATCTCGGCGACCCGCGTTTACGTCTACGCGCCTATCGGCGGCGAAGTCATGGTTTCGCACTCTTAATTGGAGGTTGAGCCATGCGTGAGATTGTTTCTCCCCTGAGCGGCATCCGCAGCCCCTTTGGGCAGCGTCGTGCGGTTGCCGCCGAAGACGCCTCTATCGTCACTTGGGACAGCAGCGCAGATACCTACACGCAAAGCACATACGGAGCCTGAACATGGGACTGCATACACCTTGGGAAGACATGAAGCGATGCGTTCTAAACGCTGACGGGTCTGTCAATTACTACCTCAATCCTTCCGACAGCACGCAAAAAGCTGACGGATCAGCGGCCAACATTGACGGCACTGACGGCAACGTCATGGTCGAAATTCCGAAGTTCTACTTTCAGCACACTTTGGTCGGAACTCAAAATACTTGGAAAATCAGGACGCTTCCGCTGACTGGCTATCAGTTGCACCCCGCCTTCACCAAAGCGGGCGTTGATGTTGATTACCGCTACATCAGTGCCTATGACGCCTGCTATCTGGACGCAACAGACAGCACTTACAAATCTGGCCTGAACCTTGACGACATGACTGGCAACCTAGACCTCGTCAATGACAAGTTGGCTTCGGTGTCTGGCGTGTATCCTCTGGTGGGCGTCACGCGGGACGAGTGCAGAACACTGGCCGAGAACGTCGGCACTGGCTGGCATCAACTGGATTTCGCGCTATGGTCGGCTGTCCAGATGCTATATCTGGCAGAATACGCTGACTTCGATACACAGACAAACCTTGGGGCCGGGAATACGGGTGCGTCTTACCTTGCGTCGTCTTCCAGTCAGACAGACAGTCCTCATTCTGTGGCCGGGAAGTCAAACTCGCTTGGTAACGCCTCAACTGATGCCACATCGGGCGCATCCAGCGCCACACGCGACACTGCGTTTATGTCATATCGCGGAATAGAAAACTGGTATGGCAATTGCTGGACTTGGGCAGACGGTATAAATGTCAACGAGGGTGCGGCTGGTAACGTCCATGTGACTAACGACTATACTGACTTTGCTGATGGAACTACGACTGGCTATACGCTGCTGAGTTCTGGATTCCCTACGTCCTCTGGGTACATTCAGAACATACTGAATACAGGTGCGTATTTTCTGAGCGGGGACAATACAGGGGGTTCATCTACGACATACCTAACTGATTATCATTACGCTTCCGCGCCGGCGTCGCGGGTGGTGCGTGTCGGCGGTAGCGCGGCTGATGGCGCGGTTGCGGGCGGGTTCTGCTTGAATTCGGGTAATGGTGCGGGCGCTGCGAATCGGACTTTCTCCGCGCGGCTAGCGTTTTGATGAAAGGAACAACAACCATGCAAGTAGAAGCAAATTGGGAGTTTCCCGTATACCAAGTGATCGGCCCCGTCATTCGGGTTCACTGGGATTATGCCCACACCACGGGCGAGGATGAGTCCCAAGGCCCCTATGATATCTGGGCAGCGCAGGAAGCCGTTGTGCCTCTGGACGCAGACCGCGAGACCTTCGTGCGCATTGTCAACGAGACAGGCGGCGACGGTGACGCCCTAGCAGATGGATGGTTCGTATAATGCAGGGCGTGTCGCTTATCGACCCGCATACGATTACCAGCCCGACGCGGGTTTGGCTTTAATAGGAGATAGCATGGAAACTGTCCTTCAATACTGGCCGATTGTGACGGGCTTCGTGGGTTTTCTTGTGTGGCTTATCAGGCTGGAAGGACGCTCTGTGGAGAACACCAAAGAGATCAAGCGACTTTGGAACCAGCGCAAGGAAGACCTTGATGCCTCTAAGGAGGCGCGCGAAGAAACCAACAAGATGCTTAGCGAGATTAGGGACGACATTAAGGCTTTAATAGCGAGGGTCGGCAAATGAAGATGCACCAACTACAGCGCCAAGCCTACATCATGGCCTCGGAAGAGAAGGGTCTGCGCGAGCTACGCGGGCCTGAGAACAATCCAAGCGTTGTGCAGTTCTTTGCTGACGTCGGGCATGGTTGGGTTAAGGACGATGAGACTGCGTGGTGCGCGGCATTCGTCGGAGCCATGTTAGAACGGGCTGGGCTTCGATCCACCCGAGCATTGAACGCGCGGTCCTATCTTGAATGGGGCCAAGAGATTAGTTTGGAGGATGCGAAAGTTGGAGACGTTCTTGTTTTCTGGCGCAATAGCCCCGACGATTGGCGGGGTCATGTGGGGTTTTTCGTCAATCGAGCTGGCACTCACCTTGAAGTTCTTGGTGGCAATCAGTCAGATGCAGTGACTGTCCAGCGTTATCCTGTGAGCCGCCTTCTTTCTGTGCGACGGATGCCTGCCGATGAAGATCATATTCCGCAAACCCGCGTTCCTGTCCTTGATGCTCAGCCGCCTCGCCTTGTCAAAGAAGGCCCGCTTGTTAAGCTCATCAACAGATTGTTTTCCTTCCTCAGCAAAGGTGGCCCGGCATGAGATACATTCGACCGACAAGCCTGACGTGGTGGGCTGGCCTGAGTTCCATCGCAATTGGTATTCTGATGTTGTCTGGTGCAGGCGGTTGGGCAAATGAGCTTGGCCGCTTTGTTACTATTCTGGCAGGCGGTCAGGACGCTTCGCCCGCCGCTTTGATGGCGCTTGGGACTGGCCTGATTGGCATTCGTGACAAGCTGTCTCGGGTGTTTGGCGATGAGTGAGATTATCATTGGCTTAGGTGCCCTGCTGATTAGTGCCATGTCGCTGTTCCTCGGGCAATGGTTGGGCCGCGTCAGCGGGCGCAGAGAGGGCCGTCAGGAGGCAGAAGATGCTGCGATGCGTGACACTACCGAGCGAGTGGAAAGGGGCCGTGAGGCGGTCTCTGCTGGCCGCTCCGATGATCCTGTTGACCGGCTGCGGTCTAACGAGGGCAGCTGGCAGTGAGGGCGGGGCGGGCTGCGTCTCTTATCAGGAAGCGCGCCTGTCTCTACCGCCTGTGGAAACGATTACCGAGGTACCAGAGGCTTGGGCGTCGTGGATAGCTGATCTGGATGACAGGATGACAGGTACGTGCAGGTAGCCTCTGCCTGTGCTATATCTAAGGCAACGAAAGGGGTTATATCATGGCCACCACAACCAATTACACCTGGGACTTGCCCACCGTCGGTGGCGACGAGGACACCTGGGGGACAAAACTAAACGGCAACTGGACTGCGCTTGATACGCTTCTCGGCGGCGTCAATGCGACTGAGTTTGCTATTCTGGACGGCGCGACGGTCACGACCGACGAATTGAACGCGCTGGACGGCGTGACGTGGACGCTGACCGACTACAATACGCTGACGGCCACCGCTGCCGAGCTGAACCTGCTGGACGGCCTGACGGCGGTCTCTGGGGCTGATACGACTATCGTCACGGGGACGGCTGGGACAGATGGGCAGTATGCTCAATGGAACGCTGACGGCGACGTTGTTGGCGTAGACATTGACACGCAGTCTCAGGCAACGTGGGAAGCCGGGACAGACACGACAGAAAGCCTTGTCTCACCTGCAAAAGTGAAGGCTGCGGTTGAGGCGTTGGCACCTTTTCCCGACCCGAGCTTTGCCGGAGAGAGTGGGCCAAACTTCCCAAGCACTGGAAGCCTTACGACCATCGCGCATGGCTTGGGCGTCACGCCTAAATTTTTTATGGCTTATGCTGTTTGTGTTACGTCAAACAATGGGTACGTGGCTGGAGTTAAAGTTCGCCTTCCTCAATATGTTTATATCAATGAGGGAAGTATCGTCTGGGCAGACGCGACAAATGTCTACATTCGGCAGGCTTCAACCGGCGTGAACATTCTTAACACGAGCGGCACACAGCTTGCATTGGAAGGTTCGTCTAATTGGAAGCTCCGCGTTGAGGCTTGGGCATAAGGATCAGCTGATGACCTACGTCCCCATAAAAATCCCGCCGGGTTTCTTTCGCAACGGCACCGATCTGGAGGGCAGCAATCGCTGGCGTGACGGCAGCTTGGTGCGCTGGAAGGAGGGCAGCCTGCGCCCTATCGGCGGCTGGCGCGACCGAGTGGCCTCGGCCTACGCGGCGGCCCCGCGCGGCATGGCGGGCTGGCAGGACAACAGCAACACCCGCTGGATCGCCTCTGGCACGTACAACAAGCTGTACGTGATGGCGGGCAGCGCGGACGCCTCGGGCGACGTGTACGACATCACCCCGGCGGGCCTGACGGCAGGCATTGAGGATGCCGCCGTGAATACTGGCTACGGCGGCGGCTTTTATGGCACCGGCTTCTATGGCGTCGCGCGCCCGGACACTGGAAACTATTCGGAGGCCACGACGTGGACGCTGGACACGTGGGGCCAGTATCTGGTCGCGTGCAGCACGTCGGACGGCACGCTGTACGAGTGGCAATTGAACACCGCCACGCCCGCAGCGGCCATCTCTGGCGCGCCGACCAACT